AAGATGCCGCCCGCGCCACCGAGCGCGCCGGAGAGCGCATTGGCGATCGGCCCGAGGATGAACCGCCGCGCCGCGAGTTGGGCGAGATCGGCGAGCAGCGAGGTGACCAGATCACGAAAGTTCAGCTTGCCGGTCCGTACAAACTGGCCGACCGCGTTCTCGGCCGACTGGAAGGCACCGACGAGGCTCTGGCCGATATCGCCGCCGATCTCGCGCGCCTTGCTGGCGTAGTCAGACAGTGCCGCCGTGACCGCCTGCCAGCCGGTGACGGCGGCCTCGGTGTCAGGTTCCGAAGCAGCGGCAGCAGCCCCGGCCGCCGTACCGGCACCCGTGGCGGCGCGACCTGCATCGTCAAGCGCTATCTCCAGCCGCTCGGCAGCACCGGTGGCTTCGGTCAGCGCATCGGCACTGGCCTCGTCGGTGCCGCGCACGGCATCGCGAAGCGCCTGCCAGCTTTCGAGGGGCGCGCGGACCCCCTCGGCCAGATCGCGGGCCGCCCCGCGGTAGAGGTTCGCGGATTCGAGCGCGCGGTTCGCCGCCTCGGTCAGGCCGAGATCGGGCGCAGTCAGCGGGTTGTCCTCGAAGGCCCGGTCAAACGCCGCCTGCGCCGCTGTCGTGGCAGCACTGGCCGCGCCCTCGAAGCGGTTCTCGATCTCGCCGAGGTCGAGGTCGGGCACCAGCGAGATGCGCCGCTCCGACCCGAGCGCTTCCAGCCCCTGATTTATGCCGCCGATGAAGCCGTTGATGCGCGAGACCACGCCGTTCAGCATCGCCTCGACGCCGTCGACCAGGCTGTTGGCCGCCTGGAACGCCAGATCGCCGATGGCGGCGGGCAGCAGACCCCAGACCGCCTTGATCGCCTCGTAGGCGCCTTCGAAGGTGTTCGCGGCCGTGTTGCCAAAACCGACGACACTCTCGATGGCGCTCTGCATGCCCGAGGCCGCATCGGCCTTCAGGTCGAAGAACATCGCCGTGGCGGCGGCACCCGCCGCCGCCGCGCCCATTCTGATCCGCTCCCAGACCTCGACGGCGAGGTCCTTCAGGAGCGACATCGCTTCGCCGAACCCGCCCGCACCCGAGACGAGGCGCGTGAACTGGTAGACGAGCTCGCCGGCGCCGACGATCAGCGCCCCGATGCCGGTGCGGATCAGCGCGCCGCGCAGGACGACCAGCGCCGTGGCGAGGCCACGGACGGAGAGCGCGGCAACCGCCATGCCAGCCACCCAGCGTCCCGCGAGGAAGGCCGCGAAGGTGGCGGCATAGGCGGTCAGGCGGCCAATGTTGTCGAAGAGACTGCGGATCGCGATGCCGAGCGGCCCGGTGCGGCTGGCGACCGCCGCCATGGCATCGGCGACGGCCTCCAGCGCAGGCGCTGCGGCGACGGCCAGCTGGTTCGACAGCCCGCGCCAGATCAGACCGAGGCGGGAGATCGCATCGTTCGTCCGCTCGATCTGGTCCGCATCCTGTTCGGAGACGACAACCCCGAACGCGAGAACATCCTCAGTCGCCTGGCGCAGCGTCGCGGTGTCGATCCGGCTCATCGCGATGGAGCCTTCCTCGCCGAAGAGCTGGCCCGCGACAGCCGCGCGTTCGGCGGCAGGCACGAAGCTCTCGATGGCCGCGTTGATCGCGCCGACCCGCTGGTCCAGCGGCAGCGCGATCAACTCACCCGCCGAGAGCCCCAGCCGGTCGAGCGCATCGGCGGCGGGGCCGGTCCCGGCAGCCGCCTGGCTGAGGCGGCGCGTCAGATCCTTGGTGGCTTGCTCGATGCCGGACATCGACACGCCCGCCAGCTCGCCCGCGCGCTCCAGCGTCTGGATCGAGGCCACTGTCGTGCCAAGGGACTGCGCGAGCTTCGCCTGCGCATCGACCGTCTGCAGCCCGGACCGGACCATGGCCACACCGGCGGCGGCAGCGGCAGCCACGGCTGCGGCAGCGGCCACCGCGACACGGCGGGAGAACGCCGCGAGGCGGGTATTGGCCGCTTCCATCTCGCGGCTAAGCCGTCCGAAGCCGCGCGATCCGGCTTCGCCCACGCCTTCCAGTTCGGCGCGCACCTGCCTTCCGCCCACGGCCGCGAGGCGGACGCTGACCCTTTTCTCAGCCATGGGAGTGATCCATCTGTTCGTTGAGCTTGGTGACCATCACCGCCTCGATGACGGGCAGCAGTTCGGCCATGGCTGGGGGTGGGACGCCAAGCGCGTCACCGAGCGCCAGCGCCGCCGACATGTCCCAGCCGATCACCGCGCCGGGCAGCACGCGCAGCTGGCCGCCGAGACGGCCAACGAGGTCCCAGATCTGCCAGCCGTCATGGCTCAGCGGCCGGTTCAGCCGCGCCGGGCAGTCCGGGCAGGTTTGCGCACAGGCGTCGCAGTATCGCTCGCCCCCGCCGAAGGACCATTCGGCGAGAGCGCGGAGGCGTTTTTTTCCTGTTCCAGCAGCAGGCCCTTGGAGACGTAGGTCAGCTGGAACGCCTCGAAGATCGGCCAGACGTCGAGCAGCGCGTCAATTGCCTCGGAGCTCGGGTCGATGGCATTGCCTTTGGCGTCGCCAATGCCCTCCCAGGCAAGCACCGCCCGCCGCGCCAGCGCCTTGGCGAAGGCGACCGCGCGCTCCTCGTCCGAGGACTCTTCGGGCACCGCGTCGACGGCGGGATCGCTGCGCGTCGCCACCATCAACGCGGTGGTCAGCGGGCGAAGCTGCACCCGAACGCCAGAGGCGAGGTCATGCCAGCGCGGCGCGTTCGTCAGGTCGAGCGTGAGCATCAGTATTCCTCAATGTCGTTGATCAGGGTGGCGGTGCACATCCGGCCGACGGTGCTGTCGCGGGCGGCCTGCCAGTCGAAGGTCGCCTGAACGCCCTGCGGCCCGGAAATCTCGATGCGCGGGCGCGGCAGGTAGACGGCGTGCACGGTGAAGGTGAAGCTCTCGCCCGAGGGCAGGACATAGGCGAATTCCATCTCGCAGGCCTCGCCGTTGATCGCCTGCGTCACCAGCGTCTGGTCGGCGAACCGCACTTCGATCCGACCCGTGAGCGCCGCGATGCTTGGGTCTGCACCGTCGATGCGCCCGTCCGAGCGGATCGTCTCGATCCGGTCGAGGTTGTTGGCATAGGTGATCTCGGCTGAGACCACATTGCCGAGGGCTGAGCCGTTGCGGGTGATCGCCCCGTTGAAATGACCGAAGCGCTTCAGCTCCAGCGCGGCGGGCGTTCCAGCGCTGGTCGTCGTGCCCACCGTTTCGCCCTGCGCCACCAGCCGCGCAGTGGCGGTCAGCAGGCCCGAGCGCTGCATCTGCCAGGTAAGCTGGTCGAGCACGCAGCCGGAATACATCGCATAGCGCGGCACCTCGGGCATACCGGTCTCGATCGACATCGAGGGCAGCGTCCAGGACCCCGACTGGAACTCGTGGCTGTAAGGTGCCTCCGCGCCAGTGGTCGTGGGCGCGCCGAAAGCCGCCTTCAGCCAGAAGCCGAAGGCTTCCGCGTCGAGCGGCACCACGACGTCGCCGTCCGCCGTCACCGCATCCTTGATCGGCGCCAGCGGGTCGCGGCCGTAGCCCAGCAGCTCCGAGTTCAGCAGCGGCTGCTCTGCGCCGAGCGACGTGCTGGCGAAGGGCATGCGGGTGAAGCCGCTCGCAGGCGGCGTTCCATAGGTCGTCTCGAACGCAAGCGCCATCTGCGCCCGCGCCCCCTGGGCTCGTGCCATGGTGTTCTCCTCGGGTTGTCGGGGTCAGGCCAGCGGATCGGCCGTGGAATAGTGCAGCACCACCGGGATCACGGCGGCCTTCAGGCTGGCAGCGCCCTCGACCGGCAGATCGACAGGCCGCGGCGCTTCGGCCTCGACCCAGTCGCAGAGCCCGCCCAGCGTGCGGTCGGCAGCGAGCGCCGCGCCGATGCTGGCGCAGAGCGTGTCGAAGGCCGCGTCACGGTCCGCGCCCTGCACGACCGCCTCGATCTCGGCGCGGTGCTGGTAGTGATAGCGCAGGGGCGACAGCGTCACCTCCGGCTCACCCGGCTCGCCATCCCGCAGGATCAGCAGGCCATCGGCCGGCACGCGCTCGGGCAGCACC